GCCGTTTCCAGAGTGACCTCGATCTTGTCAATCTCATCGCTCAGAGTTTTATTTTCTTGCGCTTTCTTAATCTCTTCGTTTGTCTCTTCTAAATTGTCAAGCTTTTCTTTGAGTTCGGCCTCGTCTCTCTCTACACGGGCACGGATCCAAAACTCGCCCTTTGTCGCGTTGTCGGTGCAAACTTCGGCCTCGGCCTTCAACAGTTCTATTTCGGCAAAAATTTCCTCTCGGCGAGCTTTCTGAGATTGCATTTTAATCCTAAAGTCTTCGGTTGTGCGATTATACTCAACGGCCGCCAAATAGTCATTGTTTAGATTTGACAAAGATTGGATTTCGAGCTCGGCCGTTTTAGGGTCGAAAAATTCAAAATTGCCGCTTACTGAGGCGAGTCTCTTTTTTTCATAAGTTACAACCTCGTTAATTTCTTGAATATCCATATTCAAAGCGTTAACGCCGTCAATTTTAAACACCTTACAAAAGTAATTTAGTTGCGGGGTCGGCTGCATACGCATAAACTCGAAAGGGTCAAACTCAAGATTGCCTATAATTTGATCAAGGCGGGCCCGTGGGCTTTCTATTTTCTCGCCGTCAGCCGTTGAGAAAAGAGAGAGTTTTTTTTCGATCTTCTTGCCCTTCTTTTTAAATTCAAGCTCAACCGCAAAGCCGTCCATTTCGACCTCTATTTTTGCCGTTCTGGCGGTTCCTTTTATGGGGTTGGGCGGCATGTTTTTGCCTGTCAAGGCTAAAAATATGGCTGAAATAAACGAGGTTTTGCCGGCTGCATTGCCACCGACTACAAAGACAGATCGACCGCCGAGCTCAACGCCTAGCGATTCTATGCCTTTAAAGTTTGTTATTTTTACGTTTTCGATTTGCATTTTTTTGATTTTTGGTTAATTAAAAAACCCGCTAAGACATTACCCAAAATTAGGGTTGCTCAGCGGGCTCGCTTTTATTGTCTTAGAAAGGCGGTTTGTCTTCGTCAGCCTCAGCGGCCGCAACGGCTTCGGAAACCTCATCTTTTGGGGTTGTTCCTTCGCTTGCGGGTTGCGCGTTTTTGTCAATCGGTCGCTCAATACCTAGCGCGGCCCATTCTGGAGTTGTTACAATTTTGTCTTGCACGTATGTCGGCACGCTCTCGAAAGCCTTTAGTAATTCATTAGGCTCTAAATCGTACATGAAGATAACAGACTCGAGAACTTGATCCGCTACTTTTATGCCTTTCATTAATTTCGCCACGGCTGACACTTTAGCGTATGGCTTGCCAGAGCTAACGCCAACGCCGTTAGCGATAGACAATTGACAAGGCGCCCCTATTATAGTCGAAACGTCAAAGCCTTTGAGCTCAATTTCAGTAAAAGGTTTGCCCCTCCAAGCGTCAAGGTCTTTTCTTAAATTTGCTTTGTCGCCTAAACTCAAAGTGTACTCTTTTGAGATTATTCGAGGTTCTGGGCCTTTCGCCTCGTCAAACTCATAAAGCTCGGTCGGCAACTCCCAAGCTAGGCGAACCTTGTTTGGTCTCATTTTTTTGCCTTTATACTCGTCTTCTATCGTTCCTATGTGAACAATTTGAATACATCTTGCGGGGTACGTGCCCGCCTCAATTACGGGGATATTCGAACCGCCCGCGTCTGTTGCATTAATAGCCATTTGTTTTTTAATTTTGGTTTTTTACTTAATTGTACCGATATTTCCTTTAGCGGTTTCGCTTTGGATGAGGTCGGCAAGATCCTCGAATTTTTTTATTATGTCCTCGTCAACGATTGAGAGGTTAAACACGAGGCGCACGCGGCTCGCTTTTTTGTACGGGCTAAACTCTGGGTGTAACGAGATAAAGGTCGTCACGGCTCCCTTGTTTAGATTTTCTTTGCATACGATCATGCGCTTTCGCAAATCGTTTACCTCTAATGACGTTCTTCGAACCGTCACGGGTTTTTGTTTTTTGTTTGGCATGGTTTGGGTTTTATATACTCGGCAAATATACAACGCTTATTTTGATAAACTGATACAGTTAGCAATGTATTTTTAACTTTGTAGGTTTTATAGGGGTTATAGAGGTAAATAAAAATAAAATAGACTGATACAGTTAAGTAATGGACTATTTGTTTTATATTTGCATAAATCAAAACCTCATCACATGAAAGCAAGATCCGGAACTAATTGCTTAGTCTTATTAAAATCATGGAGACATATTAGCAAGTACGAAGTGCATAATTTTATGCCGTTGCTCGACTATTCAAAAGAGCCCACGGGGGCCCGCTATCCTGTTAAGATATTTAAATCAATCTCGGCCGCAAATGAATTTTTGCAAATTAGCGATATTAAGGGGTTTGTAATAGTACCGACACCATGAGGGGCAAGGTTTACTTTGTTGAGATCTTGATCGCTTACGAGGTCGGACTATCAAAAGAGACTCAGCGGGCTACAGTCCTAACCACTTGCGGCGGGCCTAAGCTTAGAAGATGCAGAAAAGAAGCTCAAATCGAAACCTTTATTAATTGCGGCCCGTACACTAAAGAAGCTCGGAAAGATAAGAAATAACGAAATTATCGGGTTTAAGCTCATTAAAGAAATGAGTCTAACTAATTACGAAATAAATTAACCAATGCAAGAAATCACCAGAAAACAAGAGTATTTTTTCGCTATTCTTAGCGATTGCGAAAGCCGAATTTTGAAACTAGGCACCCCGTTAAGGTGCCGCGTTATACAGTCAATAGAGAGCGGCCGACCCGACTCTTTTCATATAGGAACCGAGAACTCTGAGCGATTCGTTAGGGTTAGTAAACCGAAATTTAGCAAAATTAGGGAGGCTCAAAAGCTTGAAGTCATAAGTCCAGAGTGGCGCCACAATCTTAAATCTCAAGCGGGTTTTGATTTGTCATGAAAAGGCCAATATTTGACGCATACGACCGCGAGACGCTAAGGCTACACCGAGAGAGCCGCCCGACATTATCGGGCGCTTTGCTCGAGTTAAATCTTTCGGGCCTCAGACTAAAGAGAGAAATTTGCGGGCTTTTATTAATGATTCATAAAATACTTATAGGCGAATGAAGCTAAGACCATACCAACAAGAAAGCAAAGACCTTTCGAGACAATTATATCGCGAAGGTCATAGGCGTGTAATGCTATGCAAGCCCACAGGATCGGGCAAGACTGTCACTTTTGCCTCTATTGCTTCGGACGCCGTAGCTATGGGCTCGAGGGCGGCGATCGTTGTCGATAGAAAAGAACTACTCGAGCAAGCGGTCGAAAAGTTGAAAATGTACGGGCTAAACCCTCAGATTATTAGAGGCAAGAACCGCGTAAACTATCAAAATAAGTGTTTTGTTGCGACCGTTCAGACTCTAATTAACAGACAACAATTAGATTTAAACCTCTTGATTATTGACGAGGCGCACAAACAAACTTTCGATAAGTTGCTCGCTCTTGACGCTTATAAAAGAACCTTTGTAATAGGGGCCACCGCGACACCTATGCGAACGGGCCGAATGAAACAACTCTCTGACAATTACACGGCCATGATTGAGCCGGTAACTATTAGCGAGCTAATTGCTGACGGGTTTCTCGTGCCGGCGATAACCTTCGCCGCTAAGTCTGGCGGGGCCGACATGTCAGACGTAAAAACAAAGCTTGGCGACTTTGAAAAAAAGGCCATGTTTGACGCTTTCAACAAAGCGCCACTTTATGCCGGAGTAGTTGAGCAGTATAAAAAATTCAGTTATAACGAGCGAGCGATTTGCTTTAATATTAATGTCGAGCACTCCAAGAAGACCGCGCAAGCTTTCGAGGCGGCCGGAGTTAGCGCAAGGCATTGTGACGGGTCTATGACTGAAAAGGAAAGGGCCATGACTTTAAAGGAGTGGCGCATGGGTCTGTTTTTAGTTCTTTGCAATTGTGACCTCTTTACTACGGGCTTTGACGAGCCAACGATTAGAACGGTAATTGTAAACCGTGCAACTCAATCGGTGCCCTTATGGCTGCAAATGTGCGGCCGTGGTTCTCGGCCCTCGGAGGGCAAAGGCGAGTTTAATATTATAGACATGGGCGCGAATATTTACCGGCTTGGGTTCTGGGAGCAAGAGCGAAAATATAACCTTACTCACGAATACAAAAAAAGCAAAGGCGAGGCTCCTGTAAAAGAGTGCGATCCTACGGTCGGCGATGTTAACGGCTTAACGGGTTGCGGGGCCGTTGTGCCCGCCTCGTCAACCGCTTGTAAGCATTGCGGCTTCGTTTTTCCTATCAAGAAAAAAAAACTAATTGTCGGCGATTTCGGGCAAGTTACAAACGACACGAACGCTTTGCCGGAGCACCTTGCGAATAAAAAGTATAAGTCGATGAGCCTTTCAGATCTCGATGAGGTTCGCCAGATAAGAAAGTATAATCTCGGTTGGTTAGTACGTCAAGTAGCAACGCGCTCAGACCTCAGCCTCGAGCAATTACAAGAGTTTAAAGGGTACAAAAAAAGTTGGGTCGAAGTGACTAAAAAGCGCCTCGGCCTTAATTAAAAACCAAAACAAATCACAAATGAGCGAAACTAAGAAAATGACCAGAGCAGCAAAAGACCGCCTCGCGCTAAAGACAATTGACAAAATAGACACCTTCACCAAAGAAGTTGGCAAGCTCGACCGATTCGACTTTGACGGTCATAAAAAGCTAGTTGAAGGCGTAGGCGATATTTTAGGCCGAATAGCTGACGGCGCTTTTAAGGCGGGGCAAGAAGATCAAAAGGCTAAGGGTTTCACCTTTAATAAAAACTAAAATGAAAAATAGAGTTATAGCATACATAAAAGCAAAGCATAGCCTCGACCTAGTAACGGCGAGCCTCATCTCTGGCGATTCAAAAAATGCCGTTGTCGAGGTTATAAGTCAAGACGTACTTAACGAGTTAGGTTTTGGCGCTGAGCGTTTCGAAATAGAGACAGGGATCCAAATAAACGATTTAGTAAAAGGAATTTTCGAAATACTTGCCGACTAATGGAAAACCCCTATTTTATAAAGCACCGGCAAGAACTAAGGCCGAGACGTATCGAGCGAATAGCTGACGGCAAGCTCAAGGCCCGAAAATTAGCTTTAAAAGATCAAGATCTCGTTGCCGTTCCAACAACAGAAACCGCCTTAAAATTCCTTTCAACGATGGGCGACCCTTTAGCTTCACAAATTCAATCTTTAGAAGATGTCGAATAGTATAAAAAAAGAAGGCCCTTTGTACGACCTTTGCCTCAGCAAAAACAAAAGAGGGCTTTGCGCCGTCAAGTTTTGCAGAGGCAGAAAAGTCGAAAATAAACGAATTTGCAGCAAATGTTGTAAAAGAAGGCGTAAAATAAACGACCCTATAGGGTATGCCTATGGAGTAACTAAGCAGAACGCCAAAAGGCGCGGCAAGGTTTTCACTATTACCTTAGAGTATTTTACAGAGTTTTGTTTAAAAACCGGATATATTGAAAAAAAAGGCCGCAAGCCAAATAGCCTAAGTATTGACAGAATAAACCCCGATTTCGGATATATAAATGGAAATATTAGAGCTATGACCTACGGGCTAAATTCTGGGCGCACTCAAGACGATGAGAAACACGACCCGAACCCTTGCACTTTTTAACTAAATTGCACCCCGCCGAAATTATCACAATTCAAAAACAATAACCAAATGCCGAAAATATCATTTTATCAAAGTGTAAAAAACTCATCTCAAACGACCGTGCTAGACCTTGACGACATTATGACAGGGATCCAAATTGGAGAATATGAGGCAATCGTCAGCGCCTACAGAAACGAAACCGACCCAGAGAAACGAAAAAAGTTAAAAATAGCGGTTCCGGCTTTCACAGGATCCGGAACCTTTGCGAAGAGATTAAACGAGAGTTTGATCAAACACTCGGGCCGAATTATTATAGACCTTGACCACCTCGAAGACGTAGCAGCGGCAAAACTAAAGTTTAAAGGTGACGAGTTTGTCGAGTATGCTTTCACCTCTTTAGGTGGTCACGGCCTTGCGGTTGTGTTTAAGATTGACGGCTCGACTCACGGACAAAGCTTTCAAGAAATAAAGCAATATATAGAAACAAAATACAAGATCGAAGTCGATAAGGGAGTCAAAGAAGTTGCGCGGCTGAGGTTCGTTTCACACGATCCGGATTTGATATATAACGCCGAGGCTATACAATGGGAGACGCAAGCGCTAGGAGGCCGCGAAGTTTACGACACCGACCGAATAAAGCATATAATCGGTACAAGTCTAAGTAATGCAATAGCGGGCGAGCGGCACTTTTTTAGAGTCAGAAACGCCAGACTTGCGGGGGGGTTTGTGGCCGGTGGCATGATTTCCGAAGACGAAATGCGCGACTTTATGCAAAGCGAAATTATTGCGCGAGGTATTGACGGCACGCGAAGACAAGCCGCTTTTAAGACAATAGAGGACGGTTTGATCTATGGGCGGCGCGATCCTATCACCAAAGAGAAAGCGCAAGAGTATGAAGTCAGACACGCCCAGACAACGAGCGCAATAAAAGAGGTTTTCGCTTTTGCTAATGATGTGAACAGAGCCGGCCGTGAATGGAACAAAGCCGACATTGACAACCTCGCAAAGCAGCACGGGTTGAATTTTCCAGAGGTTGAGAAGATATTTAAAAGAGTATTTCACGAAAATAAAGACGAGTTCGGAATAAATGAAAAGCCAGAAATTGACAAAGTAGAATTATTCCTTTCGCGTCAATACGAGTTCTTTTTTAATGAGGTAACTCAGTTGAGAGAATATAGGGCCAAAGGGTCTAGTAGTAAATTTGTAAAAGTAAACTATGACACCATTTGGAGAGCACTCTCAAAGCGCGGGTTTAAATTTCCACTCGATAAGCTCAAGAGTCTGTTGCGGTCTGACTTTGTGACGTCTTACAACCCGTTCAAAATGTATTTCGATAGCTTGCCAACTTGGAAGGCTAAAGACAAAAATCATGACCCTATAGGCGATTTAGCCGGCCACGTAGTTACTAAGACGCCCGTCTTTTTTAAAGAGCAGTTTAAAAAAGCGCTCGTGAGACAAATCGCTTGCGCTCTGGGCGGCTACGTAAATAGAATAGTGATTGTTTTAGTTTCCGAAGCTCAAGCCACCGGTAAAAGTACTTTTATTCGGTTCTTAAACCCTTTCGGCTTGGAGTATTACACTGAGAGCCCTTTGCAATCAAACAAAGATACAGAGTTCGCCTTTGTTGAAAATTTTATGTACAATTTAGAAGAGCTGAGCAGCTTATCAAATACAGACGTTAACAGGCTCAAGGCTATAATTTCGAAAGCGTCAATAAAGGAGCGTAAACCATACGCCCAAGACGCCGAGAGTCAGCCTAGGCGTTGCACCTTTTGGGGTTCTACTAATAAGACTGAGTTTTTGACCGACACACAAAACACCCGTTGGCTTTGTTTTACGGTTGAGTCGATCAAATGGGCCTACTCTAAAGAAATTAATATTAATGACGTTTACGCTCAAGCTCTGGCGCTATATAATGACAAAGACTTTAATTTTGAGTTAACGAGCGATGAGCAAGAAAAAAGAGATTTCATAAATAAAGGTTTCGAGATCGTAGATATAGAAAAGGAATTAATAATGCTGCATTTTAAGGTGTGCGCAAAGAATTCGGGCGAGTTCGTCAGTAATGCCGATATTTTAGAGCGCTTAACTAATTTCACAGAGGGCAAAATAAAATTAAACACTCGTTTTATTAGTAAGTCGATGGTTCAACTCGACTTTGAGAGAGACACCAAAAAAGCAAACGGGCACGCGGTTCGCGGCTTTTGGGTTAAGCAATACGCAAAGCCTAACTATGAAGTTGTAACCGATAGCGCTATGACTTTAGACGAAAAGATCAAGATCGCCAGAGAGGCACGCGAAGCACTCGCCGAGTGCGTAGTCGATGAGAACGGAGACGCCCCTTTTTAATACTAAAAACCAAAACCAAAACAAATGAAAAATTACATTCGTTGGCTAATCGCTAACACTAGAATAAGAAAAGCAACCTTTGAGCTCTTTTGGCTTGCGTGCTACGTAGCCGGAGCGGTTGCCTCGATTTACTTTTCGATAGTCGAAGAGTGGCAAAATATATTCGGGCTTGGCTTTGTTTTTGCTATGGCTTTAAACCAATGGAAGAGGGCCAAAGCGGCTGAGGTTTTCAAGGTTGGCGAAATCGTTGGTTATTCTAAAAGATATATTGAGGACTTCGACCGGCCGCCGTTCTGGGCGGTTGACACTTTTAAAATATTAGAGGTTCACGAGTCGAGAGTCGAGGCCGAGAGGCTTAGAGACGGCATAAAAGTAGGATTAGAAAATTATCAAATAATCAAAACCAAATAACATGACACAAACAGGAATAAACATTGTTTCTTTTACAGGAACTAAAGCCGTTAGTAAAAGCGAAGAGTATGCCAGAGACGCAATAAAAAGAGGGCTAAGAGTACACCCTCCTAGTGTGGCCATAGATTCTGGCTACAGAATAACTGTTGTTTTAATGGTTGACAAGGTTACACTTGGCTAAAAGTTACACTTGAGAGCTTTAAGTGTAACCCGCCCGCCTTCGCCCGTCTGTCAAGCGAACGCGGGCTTTTTGTGGGCTCGGGTTACACTAGTTACACTAGTTCTCTATATAGTTCTTTTACGGGGTGGGCGCGTGCCCTCCCTATTATTATTATTCTTTGATAATCTTTTTAGAAATATAAGTGTAACTAGTGTAACCCTATAATAAAAACCAACAAGGGCGAGGGCTAAGCGGTAAACACTACAAGTGTAACCTAGTGTAACCTAGTGTAACCCTAAAAAACACAATTAACAATGATAGAAGCAAAAAGCGAAAGCCAAATACAAGCCGAATGTGTGAGATATATGAGAAACGATTTAAGGGTCGTATATGGCACTTTCTTTTCAGTTCCTAACGAGGGCAAGAGAAACCCCGTTAACGCCTCGAGAATGATCGCGCTAGGTCTTTTATCCGGTATTCCAGACCTTTTGTGGCTTGTAAATCAAACAATCGTATTTTTTGAGCTAAAAACGACAAAAGGCCGAGCCTCAGCGAAACAAATATTAATACATGACAATCTAAGGGCCGAAGGTTTTGAGGTCTATATTGTAAAATCATTCGAAGAGTTTAAAAATGTCGTAACTTTGATAATTCAACGAAACCCTAAAACATGAGAAACTTTTTTTTAATATGCCTTTGTGCTCTTGCTTTCTTGAGTTCATGCACACAATCAAATACAGACTTTAACACCGAAGAGGCTAACGAAGTCCTAGAAATAAAAACACTACTCGACAAGGCGGCAATTGAATTTCGAGCGCCTTCTTTGATCTTGACAGAAAGCGAAATCTCTCTCGCTCTCACAGGATCGCACCCGCTCGAAATTCAAGCCGACCGAGTAGAGTGCAATGATTACCCTTTTAAAAGAAGAGTTCAAGATTTGGTCGAGTATCAAGTTGACATCTTTACAATAGTAGGCGAAATATTGCCCGCTTTTGGTCAAGAGGTCGAGACGACTAACCCGCGAGACGTCTCTCAGAATGGCGTAATAGATATTAATGACCTAGGTACTCTTTTAGGTTATTTTGGCAACGAATTTGAACCCGTCTATTTTGATGAGGTCGAACTCATAGGCGGCGAGGTTTCGGGCTCTGGCGAATTTGCTAACTTTAGCGGCTCTCTAATTGTCGCGGGCGACACCTTAGAGATATTAAATTTATATAAGGGCTCTAATTGCTTTGTTCAAGATTACGACTCTAGTACCTCAGCTTTTGACCAATGCAACAACGAAACGACTTTAACTTTTGCGACACCTTCGGGGGCCGTGAAATACACCTCAATAAATTAGACATGAAAAAATTTTCAGACGTAAAAGAAGGCGATAATATAGAAGTCACAAAAGGGTTTTCTAAAAACGCAAAGCTTGACAAGGTAGTTAAGATACTAAAAACAAACTACAGTTTAAAAATAGAGCTTAAAAGCGGGCTCGCTTTTGTTACTTGCCGCGTCTCTCAGCATTTGAGCGAGTTTTTCACCTTTAGCACAAAAAACGGAAACTTCGCCTATAAGGTGCAACAACCCAAAACCAAAACCAAAACCAAATAAAAAACCTCATCACATGCAAAACAGGATTATACAAAAGAAATCTCTAAACTATATTTTTGAGATTGTAAATTATTTATATTTCAGCCTTGAGTTAGATCAAGCGATCGAAGTCGTTAAGCTCAGAAAGGAACCTAATAAAGACATGTTCGCGGCCGCTCTGGATTTCATTATCGACCGAAACCTCACCTTTCTCGGGGCCTTTTCTATACGGTACACCGATGAGACTCGCACCGCAATTAAAAAGATACCTCACTTTCTAGCTAAAGAGGTTGAGGGCGTCAGAATGGATAAACACTTAATGCCGTTCGACTTTAAACTCTCGAAAGATAAAAAGCCTTTAGTAGTGGGCGAAAAATATATCAAAATTTTTGACTATGCCAACACCTAGAAAAGAACCTTATAAGCTCGCCGAGATGTACCGATTCGGCATTGTTACGGGCCGACCTCCTAAGTTTAACACGCCAAAGGCTATGAGTACAAAGATTAACTTATACTTTAAGCATTGCGATGAGGTACTTAAACCGCCTACAATCACAGGTTTAAGTTTGTTTTGTGGCTTTTCAGATAGGCGAAGCTTTTACGATTATCAAGACGACAAGCCCGAGTTTTCACACGTAACGCGCGCGGCTCGCACCGTTATCGCTAACTTTCATGAAATAAATGTCGCAACTAGCGACAAGCCTCAAGGGTCTATTTTCATGCTTAAAAATTTCGGGTTTTCAGATACTCAGACAATCGAGCATAAAGGCAAGGCCGAAGTGCGCCAGACGTTCAAAATCGGCAAGACTATAATCGAATTTTAATAACCCCACCATGAAAAAAACGATCAAAGTAAAAGTAGGGAATAGAGTCTTTGAGGGGGTTGTGCCTTTAGAGTACGAAGAGACGGCGAGCAGCAAAGTCAAAGGCCTAGCTATTGAGCCGCTGACTAAAAAAGCATCTCAAAACTAACAACAGACGCTTGACGCATGAGTACACCCGAAACGCAACTCTTATTTGATCCGTTCCCAAAGCAATTGGAATTCTTAGAGAAAGCGCTCGACAAAGTGGCTGAGCTTGTTATTTACGGTGGGGCGATTAGAGGGGGCAAGACGTTCGTATCTCTGGGCGCGTTAGTCGTTCTTTGCAAAATGTACCCAAATAGCCGTTGGGCAATCGTCAGAAAAGACCTACCAACGCTAAAAAGGAACATATTACCACCATTTAGAAAGATTGCGCCAAATAGTTTTTTAAAGGGTGGTTCGTTTGATAATGCATACAACCAAGCCGATCAAGTAGTCACGTTTAACAACGGCTCTCAAGTCATTCTATTTGCAGAAAATTACTCCCAAGATAAAGAGCTCAACCGTTGGAAGGGGCTCGAGGTTAACGGCTTTTTGCTCGAAGAGTGCAACGAATTGCAAGAGGAATCTTTTTACAAGGCAATCGAGCGGGCCGGCACTTGGATCTTACCGAGCGGCCAAATTCAGCCACCATCTAAAATATTAATGACTTGCAACCCCTCGCAAAACTGGGTTAAAACGACCCTATACGACCCCGCGCAAAACAACGCCTTGCCAGACTGTTGGCACTACATACAAGCCCGAATTTTTGACAACCCTTTCATGCCTAAGTCTTATATTGAGGGGCTTAAAAGGTTGCCTAAAAATCAATATCAAGTTTTTGTTTTGGGTAATTGGAATATAAAGCTCAAAAACGGGGCCGAGTTCTATCACAAATTCAATGTAGATACTAATATCGGGCCCGCGAAGTACAACCCCGCCTTGCCTCTTCATATTTCTTTTGACGAAAACGTAAACCCTTATTTGCCGGCGACTATATGGCAAGGCGAAGGTTTGAACGTCTGGCAAATAGATGAGATAGCGCTCAAGAAGCCCCACAATAAGATAAAAAGCGTATGTAACGAGCTCGGGCGGCGTTATAAATTCCATTCTGGCGGCGTTTTTGTTTATGGAGATGCCACCTCGAGAAAAGACGACACCAAGATCGAGCACGGCATGAACTTCTTTAATTTGGCCTTGCGATACCTTGCGAAATTCAGACCTACTAAAAGAGTGCCTAAAAGTAACCCGAGTGTGATCATGAGAGGCAACTTTATAAATGCTTTATTTGAGGGCGAGATTGACGGCGCGAGCGCTTTAATAGGAGAAAAAAACGAGCTCACAATCGGAGACATGACCAACGTATTAGAAGATAGTGACGGTAAAAAGTTAAAAATAAAGGTAAAAGACGCAAAAACGGGCGTAACTTTCGAGCCTTGGGGCCACCTTTCGGACGCGAACGACTATTTTTTAACATGGTATTTTAAGGCTCAGTTTCGCGCCTATCAAGGTAGCGCGAGCCTTGAGGCTCCTAGAACAGTAAAAAAGAGAGTTATAAAAAGAACTTATTGACATGAATTTTATACTAAAGCACGACCTTCTTACTAAGATAAAGGCCCAAGAGCTTACAATCTTAACTGAGGACACTCAAAACCCCGCGCAAGAGTTGTTCACCTCAATAGAGGCCGCGCAAAAGGAGTTAAAAAGCTATATTTCGCACCGTCATGACGTTGCTCTCGCTATGCCTTCGGTTTGGTATTACAACACCAACGAGCCCAGAGCTACGGGCGACCTTGTTGTCGTTTATACTGAAAACCCCTACAATGCCGCTACTACTTACGCCGTTGACGCCTTAGTAATTGAGCCAGAAACGGGCCGCGTGTACATGTCAATAAATAGCGGAAACGTGGGCAATGCCTTGTCTGAGGTTCTAAAGTGGGCCCCCTTGGGCTATAATTATAACTTTTATAGGAGCCTTTCAGACGATAACGAAGACCCTGTCACAACAACGACAAGTTGGTCGCCTGTTGGGTTAGACCCGCGAGACTCCTTACTTAAACGCATGTTAATTGATCTCACTCTCTACGACCTACATGCGAGAATAAAGCCGCGCCAGATACCAGAGCACCGGATCCAATTGCGAGACGATACGATCAAACTATTAAGAGACGCGGCCGACCCGCGCAAAAATATAACTCTCGATTTACCACTAATAGACCACGGCACAAAGTCGGGCGTTGACTTGACTTTCGGAGGTAATACAAAAACAACTCATAGTTACTAAGCCATGAAAATACCATTTACAGACGTTAGCATTAATTTCGGCAAAGTCCAAAATAAAGACAGGAAACGCCGCGACATGTCCGACATTATCGAGAGAATTAAAAAAACTCAGTTAATTAGGGCCCGCGAAGACGTTAAGAAGTGGCGAGACGCTTTAAACCGTGCCGAGAGCCACCATTTGCCAGACCGAACCGACTTAATACGGATATTTAAAGACATCACTCTTGACGCCCACCTCTCAAGTCTAATGACTACGATCATACTAAAAACGACCTCATCGCCTTTTTTTATAGAGGACGAAAACGGCGAAATTGACGAAGATGCAACCGCCACTTTTAAAAAGAAATGGTTCAGAGACTTTACAAAGCACGTAGTCGAGGCCCCTTTATACGGCTTTTCTCTGGTGCAATTTGGCGATATAATGGGCTCGGCGTTTAAAAATACCGAGTTAGTGCCGCGCGAATACATAGTACCGGAAAAAAGAGCAGTAAAAAAGCATCTTTATCAGTCTGGGCAAGATCTTACCTACTTTGACGATAGGCCCTTCGATTTGTGGACTATCTTCATACATGATAAATACGATTTAGGTCTATTAACTAAGGCCGCGCCTTTGGTTATATGGAAAAAAAACGTCCTCGGAGCGTGGAGTGAGGCGGCCGAGCTTTTCGGTATGCCTATTAGAGTAGGTAAAACGGACATAAATAACCCGATCGCTTACAAAAACATGACCGACATGCTAGAGAATATGGGCTCGGCGGCTTGGGCGGTCATGGATTCAGACGATGAGATCGACCTCAAAGAGATCACAAAGTCAGATTATTACAATGTTTACGACCGCTTGATCGACCGCGTAAATTCAGAGCTTAGCAAATTAATTTTAGGCCAAACAATGTCAAGCGACAACGGGAGCTCTAAAAGTCAAGCCGAGGTGCATGAGAGAGTACTAGACGACTATATTAGCGCGAGCAAGATGCTAGTTGCTGACGTTGTTAACGATCAATTAATTCCTTTAATGGTTCGCCATGGAATGATAAAAGAGGGCCTAAAATACAGGCAAGACAACGAAGAGAAAATAAATATAAAAGCCCGCTTTGACATGGTTAATTCCATGCAGAAATGGACGGGCGCAAAGGTTCCTATTGACTACATTGTCGAGACTTTCGGAATACCACTAGAAGAGGTCGAAGCCCTTACAATCGAAACAACAGACCCAACAGACCCCGAAGAGATCGAGAGCGTAATGCCTACAATAAAAGACTTGTACAACGAGATAAACGGACACAGTCACTAAATGCCGGATAAAATAACATACAACAGGCGGCAATTAAACAATCTTTTAAAAGGCGTTTTCGGTGGCTCTTTTACGCCCTCAAGCTTGCCTTTGGACTTGCACGAGGCTACTATAAAAACTTTAAGCGAGGGCGTTGCTCGTGGTTTTGGGTCTGGCAAGCTCACGAATGAAGTGAGCGAGCTTTTTGAGCACTTCGACCATAATGTCGCGGTTTTCTCAGCGGCAAAAACTCACCAACAAATTAACGACATGTCTCGCGCTCTTATAGACCCAAGTACGGGGCTAAAGAGATCGTTTTCGGAGTTCAAAGCTAGCGCAAACGAGGTTTTTGATCAATACAACTCTAATTGGTTACGTACTGAGTACCGAACGGCCGTAAATCAAGGTCTAGGGGCTAAGCAATGGATTGAGTTTTCAAAAGATAAAGACTCTTTTCCTGTATTGAGGTATCAAACGGCAAACGATGAGCGAGTGAGAAAAGAACACTCGAGCTTAGATAATATCGTGAGACATATAGACGACCCCTTTTGGCTTAAATGGTTCCCTCCTAACGGTTGGAATTGCCGTTGTGATGTTACTCAGCACGAAGCTGACGAGTTAAAATTGACGAGCGACAAAGGGCTCGCCGGTATTCAAGACCCGAGCGCTCTATTTAAAGGAAACCCCGCTTTAGATAAGGTTATTTTTGACCCAGATCACCCCTATATTTCGAAAGTTGCCGAAAGGTTCCACGTTTTAAGGGCTAACAACTTTAATTTGCCTGTACCTCCTTTACCTAAGACGGCGAAAAAAGTTAGAAAAGCTAAAAAAACCATAGTTAAAAAAGATCCGGTAATAATCAAGCCGAAGCACTTGGAAATGGAGCCGGACGAGTTAAAAGACATTGCGGGTGTCAAGATGAGTAAGGAGTTTTGGCCTTTGTTTAAAGAAAAGGTGCCCATAGTGGTGGCGGCTAAGGGTAAGGGGTCGTTTCATAGAGCGGGCACCGTTCACATTGCCAACTCGAAGAGAAACCCGAAAGGGTCGCCTAGAATGAAGCAACTAATATCTCATGAATTCGGTCACGCTTTCCACTACCAACACAATATGTTAAGGCCTTATCAGAAAGTAGACGAAGACTTTGAGGAATTTTTCACACGACACCAAAAGGACACGTTCGGGCGAGGTCGAAGAGACAAGGCCGGCAAGGCTATAAGGTTAAAAATAGACTCTTGGAATAAACGCCCTACAATGGAAGCTTTTAACTTGCATAATGCCGAGTTAAAAGAAGTCGCCGAGGCGGCGGGCTTAGATTTCTCGTCAGAAATTTGCAATGAGATGATCTTGACTTGTGCCGACACGGTGGGCGCCATGACTATGGGCCGCCGTGGCTATGGTCATAGCGAAGCATATTACAAGAGAGCGGGCGGCTATGGCGGGCGGGTTGAGGTTTTTGCTCACATGTTTGAGGTAAATAATTATAGAGAAAACCCTTTTATAACGCATTTTTTTCCAGACTATGCCGCTGAGCTCGAGATATTATACAAAACTTTAACGGATAAAGTGAAATAATGACAAACAACAACGAATTAAATAAAGCCCTATTCGCTTACTTTGATAAGCACCCTAATGCCGAAAGCCCTCTCGATCACATTGCCTTTTTTGGGGTCGATGAGCTCTTGACTATAATGCAAAAGGCTAACGGGCGATTTATTAAATTTACCGAGGACAAAACCCAAGGGCAACAAGATAACGCTCCTATGACATTTAAATATGAGTAAAAGAAGAGGCAAACAAATAGACTTTGATAAAATAAACCGAAATCTCGATAAAATGGCCGAGAGGTTGCCGAGAATTGCGGGCGTTTATATGCTTAACCATTCAAAAAAAGCCTTTAGAGAACAAGGCTTTACAGACAATGCGCTCAAGCCTTGGGCTAAGAGATCCACTAAGAACAGAGCCGACAAAAATACCAACAAATCGAGGGCTATTCTTATAGACTCGGGCAATTTAAAGCGATCTTTGAGAATAAGAAAGGCCAATTTTAGAGAGGTCATTGTCGGATCTTACGGCATGAGTTACGCCTCTAGGCACAACAGGGGCTTGAAAGGCATGCCAGAGCGTAAATTTGTCGGGCGGTCTAAGGTCTTGAATGACAAAATAGAAAAGTTAGTGTTTAAAGAGTTTAAAAAAGCTATTGAGCCATGAGTAAAATAATATTATACAACAAGATAAAAGAACATATTAACGCGGTTGAGGGTTTCAAGTGCTTCGGCCTGTATAATGGGCAATTTGATCGCGAGATAGATGAGGACGTTTTGACCTATCCGGCCGTTTTCGTTTCTTTTGGGTCTATAGAGTGGGCCAACGTCTTAGGGTCTGTTAAAAACTTGCAAGAGGGTTTAATCGAGGTAGAATTGCGCGTTGGGTTTAAGAGACTAGACAAAGACAACGAGGGCACTCTCTCAGAAATAGATAAGTTATTTGTGGCCCTCGAGGCTTTCGGAGACGATGAGTTCGACCCGCTTAGACGGGTTCGCGATACTCAAGACACTAACTACAACAACCTTGAAGAGTGGATCTTGACCTTTAGAACGATATTAAGAGACACGCAAGCCACAATGACAGGCACCCAAACGCACACAATAACGAGTTTAGACGCCCGAACCGACTCGACTATCTCAACAGACGTTTGACTCTATTTTTGTCGTATATTGCGCCCTTCATGTATAGACTTTCCTAGCGTTTTGTGATGAGGACGTTTTGAATTTGATTAATTTTGGTTAATTAGTATAAAAAGGGCTTTTCAGTAGGCCCTTTTTATTTAAACGATAACTTTAGATCATGGATAAAAATAAAAACCCTTCTTTCTTACGTTGGACGCTCAAAAGCAAAACAAAGCGCGCGGGCCTTGCTTTTTTACTCCTGTTTTCTTTGCTCGGGCGTCTGTTTATGTACTCGGATCTTTTAAGCATACCGTGTGACGGTCAATTTCTTTGCGGGTTCTGGCGACATCTTGACGAGTTGCCTTTTTTCCTAATACTATCCTATGAGTTGGCGACAACGGTGCCCTTTGCCCTTGTTTTGCTCTCGTTTTGGGGCTTGTACAAGTCTAACGTCTTATTTAAGAAGCCTAAGCCATGAGAGGCGCGGGCGAGTTTATCACTAGAGCTTTAGAGGCCAACTTTGACGATCCTAGATTTATTTTTGCGGCCGTTTGTTTGGCTCTTGCCGGTGTTTTCAACGCATGGCTCGACCGTCTCGACAATGTCGGGGCCTTTTCGACCTCAATTTTTAAAGGTTGGCGGCGTGACTTCTGGCTTAAACCAGAATCGGCAAATAGAAAATATAAAACGTACCCAACGGGCAAGCTTATAGTTTCGCATTACGACAAACAAAACCGCCCCATTTACAAGCCCGCTTTCACCTTCTTAGGGCTGAGGTCTGACAAGTCGCTCGTTTTCCTTTCGGACGGTTGGCACCTTGTACAGTTTGGGCAATGGTCATTTGTGTGCTTTGCGGTTGTTTTTGCCTCTGGTCTAACCATGGGCAATTTGTGGTTTTGGGTTCTATGGACTTGTATGCGCGGGGTTTTGACGGGAACTTTTGCCGCCTTTTATGGCTCAGTATTTCGAGCCCGAGGCTGAGCGCGAATTCAACGCCTTTTCAAAGTCGCCCCAAATAGTGCGTTCGCTCAAAAAAAGCTCGTCAGCTAGTTGACCGACCGCCCGCGATATTGAAACGGGCCGCTTGTTAACCTCTCTCAAAACATGTTCGGCCCTTTTATCGAGCTTGCCCTCTTTTCGTCTCATTTACTGCAAAGATTGATCTATCTATCAAAATTAAGGTAAATCAATAGACAAACAAGCTTTCTTTGCATTTATGGACTTGCAATATGTAGAAAATTTTACAGGTGGTACCGTTGTCATGCTAGTGTATGGTGAGATAGGAGGCGAGAAAGGCGTCAACGGTGCGCAATTTGCTCAAGTTATTCAATACTTGCAAGGCGATCCGGAGGTCTTAGATATAGAGGTGAGGGTAAACTCTCACGGTGGCGGCGTTCTTGACGCCCTCAATATATTCAACGCGATTAGAGGCTCAAAAAAACCATGTAGAACGATAATTGACGGCATTGCCGCAAGTTCTGGCGGGTTGGTAGCTATGGCCGGACATACTCGAGCGATTAATGACTTTGGCCGCTTAATGGTACACGCTCCAAGCGTGCCAGACAAGGCAAAAGAGACTTTAAACGAAAACACCGTTAAAATGCTCGATCAATTTCAAGATTTGATTGCCGACTTATTGACGGCCAACTCGAAACACGAAAAGAGCGAAGTCGTGACCATGATAAACGGCGAAACATGGTTTAATGCAAATCAAGCCCTCGAGGCGGGTTTTGTTGACGAGGTTATCAATACAGGCCGACAATTTGACGAGGTTTTCAACGGCCTCGACTTCGAAACTAGCGAGCTTAGCCTCGTTGTAAATAATTTTAATAGGAACCCTAAAAACATCATAAAGATGAAACTAGTAAAAAATACGCTCGGGCTTGACGAGAACGTCAGCGAGCAAGTGGTAAATGAAACAATCGCAACGATTGTAAACGAGAAAGCCACGGCCGACAAGGCCCTCGAGACTGAGCAAAAATTGCACGGCGAAACGAAAACGGCACTAAAGACGGCAACGGATAAAGTGACTGAGATTAACAACTCGGCGGCGGTTTCTTTTGTTGAGAACGCTATAAAAGAGGGCAAATTTGCACCAGAGGCAAAAGAAGCGCTTATCTCTCAAGCTAAAAACGACCTAAAAGGGTTTAAAACTCTTTGTGAGTCTATGGCGACACCCGCGAAAAAAATCACGGATAAAATAGACACTAAAGGAGACGCTAAGGCGGGCGAAGTTGTCAACGGAAAGCTTGACGGTAAAACTTTTAGAGAGCTTGAAAAGTCAAGTCCTCAAGTTATCGTTGACCTTTTGGCTAACGATCCAGAAAAGCACGCGGCTCTATTCGCTGCTCAGTACCCAAACGCGAAATAAGGGCGCGAAAATTATTAAAAGAAAAAAAGACAAGAAAATGAAAACTATTATTTCACTTATGAGCGCCTTTTTAATCGGTTGCGTTATTGCAATCGTTTCGAGCGTGTTCGGGTTAGTTGTTAACCCTCTAATCGGCGGCCTTGCGACTACGGGCGCCTTAACTATGTCGGGCGTTGTTTCGTTCGTTTCTGGCGCCTCTCAAGCCGGTATTCTTTGCGCGTTGCAAAAACAAGTCTGGGTTGCGGATATTATGGACAACCTATTTTTAGGTCAAGAGTTTATCGGTCGCTCAATTGACGATGGAAGTTTTATAAACAACTCTATTGTACATATTCCACAGGCGGGAAACGCTCCGAGTATTACAAAAAATAGGTCTTCTTTTCCGGCGACTATTGCAGAACGTACGGACGCAGAATTGACTTATTCGGTTGCTAATTTCACAACGGATCCAATAAGAGTTAGAAACTTTGACGAGGTTCAAGTGAGTTACGCTAAGAGGCAATCCGTTTTAGGTGAACACTCAGCGGCATTGTCTGAGAGAATGGGCGATGAGGTTGCTCATATATGGGCGCCAACGGCTGACGCCGCTCTCGTATTGAGAACAACAGGAGCAGCAACGGCCGACCTTGCACACGGCACGGCAACGGGTACAAGGTTGAGACTTACAAAGAATGATGTCGCGAAAATGGCTAAGAAATTAGACAAAGACAGGATGCCGAAACAAGGCAGAACATTGCTACTTAGCCCAGAAATGTACTACGAACTTTTTGAGGTCGAACAGTTAATTCTGGCCGATGTTATGGGCCGCGTAACTTTACCAGAGGGCGCGATAAATAGACTATTCGGTTTTGATATTATGGTGAGAGATACTATTGTCACTTATAACAACGTAGCAGCCGGAGCAAAGAAAGCAGTCGGAGCAGCAGCAGCGGCAACGGATTGTCTGGGGGCCTTAGCATGGTCTAGTTTTGCAGTTCGTCACGCTTTAGGCTCTATAGGAGTTTACTTAAATGAGGGGCAAGCTGAGCACTACGGCGACATCATGAGCGCTGAGGTTAATCTAGGCGCATCTATATCGAGAACAGACTCAAAAGGTATTGTTTCGATCGCTCAAGGTTACGTTGCACCATAAGCAACAAATTGAAAAAAAAGAATCGAGGGGCGCGGTCGATAGCCGCGCCCTTTATTTTTAACCATAATTTGAGAGAATGAAAAAACAAGAACTTTTAAAGATAGCTAAGGAATTCGTGAAAGGCGAAAGCCTAAAGAATAAACAAGGGTGTTATTTGACACTTGACGGGTCTGTCTTTTACCGAAACTATGCCGGTTTACAGTATGCCAGAGCTCACGCGGGTAATACTACTGAGGTTTATGAATTTGACGAAAACGCCGAGCTTGTCGTTTACAAAAGTGAAGACGTTGAGCGAATTGAGCTACTTAGGCGAATAGCTGACGACAACGAAAATAAGTACCAAAAACCTCAGCTTGAAAACTTGACAAACGAAGGTTTGAGAAAATTAGCCTCAGACATATTGACCGAAGGCTCAACAGGAGCAACAGGAGCAACAGAAGGTGACGAAGACAACGAGAACGACATAAATCTTGATAAAATGAGCCGTGACGAGCTTGTCGGTTTGTTAATGGAGTTGGATCCTACTCACGAAGTACAAAAGGAAAATAAAGCGCAATTAAAAGACATAATTGTTAACGCTAACACTCTAGCCTTATCGTCAGACTCGAAATTAATCTCTATGGTGAGGGCTTTTAACCCCGACATGATTGCTAAGGAAATGCCAGAAGGTGAGGTTTTAAGAATATTAAACAGTAACGAGCTCAAGGCCGTTGTGCTTAATTTGCGCGATGAGGTTGAGCTTGATCAAGAAATAAGCGACAAGCTTTTCGCACTAGGCGAGGAGATTAATTAAGGACTTTTAAAATTCAGTTAAATGAATGATGTAATTTTTACAAGAGGAAACGGGGCACTAGGCCGACCGTTGGCAACTCGTGACCATGTCAGCGCGATTTGTATGCCTGTCCCAGACGCTAATTTACCGGCGGGAATCACTACGACTGACAGAATAAAATTAATTTATTCAGTCGCGGACGCTGAGGCTTTGGGTATTTTATTGAGTGCTACCAATTTAACACATGCGCACTATCAAATAAGCGAGGTTTTTAGGCTTAACCCAAAGGCCGAGTTGTACGTTTATCTTTATGACTCAACGGCCTCAACGGCGGCGGTTTATTTGCAGCCTGTTATCGAGTTTCCAGAAAACGGCGAAATTAGAAATGTCGCTATATTTAAAGATGATGCAATCGCGAGCGCTGACGTTTTAGACGTTCAAAGCGTAGTAACGGCAATGCGAGCAGTACACCGACCTTTCTCGGCAATTGTAGGCTTTTCAGCTTATGGAGCTTCTAACGATTGGAGCACCGCGCTAGATTTGAGATCTTTAAACGCTGACGCGGTCGGGGTTGTTATTGGTGGCGATGGTTCGGGCTTAGGCTTTAACTTAGCGACAACAGACAACAATATACCGGCAATAGGCGCGGTTTTGGGGGCAACCTCTAAGGCGGGCGTGCATGAGTCTATTGCTTACGTTGCAAAGTTCAACTTTAGCAATGGGCTCGAGCTTGAAAAAACAGTTATCGGAGACAAGAGCAACCTCGTCAACGATCAAACTGAGGTTTTATTGACGGCTTTAACTGCTAAAGGTTACATTTTCTTTAGGAAGCACATGGGAATAACAGGATCGTACATAAACGACTCATCTAACGCGGTCGCTATTACTTCGGACTATGCTTATGGCGAGAACACCAGAACGATAGATAAGGCAATTAGAGGGGTTAGAACCTTTCTACTACCTCAGCTTGCAAGTCCGGTCTATTTGAACAATGACGGCACTATGAGAGAGGACACCGTTGCAAATTTCAGAGCTTTAGCACTTAGATCGCTTGATCAAATGCAACAAGCGGGCGAAATTTCAGCGAGAGAGGTCACAATCGACCCGACTCAACCGGTATTAAGTACGAGCAAACTAGTTATAGGTGTAAAAATTGTGCCCGTAGGAGTTGCCAGAAATATAGAAGTTAATATTGCTTTCGCTTTGAAAGTTAGCTAAACCCTTTAAAACTGCAAAAATGCCAGTAAACAATACACCTTTAATAAATGGGCGCGCGTATGACTTCGCTCAAATTGTCGTTAATGTTCTTGGAGTGCCTTTGATGGGTATTTCGAGCGTAACATATAGCGAAGAGCAAGAGAAAACAAACAACTACGGGGCCGGCAAGTATGCCGTTTCGCGTGGTCATGGAGCGGTCGAGGCGAGCGCGTCTTTTGACATTCACATGAATGACATAGAAGCGCTAAGAGACGCGGCACCCCTTGGGCGTCTGTTGGATATACCGCCCTTTGATATTCCTATCACTTTTTTAAACGCTAACAAGGTTGTGACTCACACTTTGAAAAATTGCGAGTTCACTAATGA